GGATATTGGTGTGAAAGTTCCTTATGAAATGTCAAGAAATGCTGCAAAAAACGGTGGAGAAGATACACTGTACATCAGACAAAGAAAATGCTTTGCACCATTTGGTATTTCTTATGAGAAGGTCAACCAGGCTTCACTTTCACCAACTGATGCTGAACTTAAAGATGGTGCTAACTGGACACTGGTACACAGTGGTGAAGCTAATGAACTGAACAGAAGTTACATCAACCACAGGGCAATTCCTATTGCAAGAATTATTTCCAAAGGATAAAAAGAAAGGGGTGTTGACCAATGGCTGATATATCTGAAAGATTGGAAGTTTTAATTCAGACAATACAGAACATATCAAGCCTTGGTGCATCCTTTGTTTATGATGTTGGGAAGCTGCTTGAATCATTCGGTTATGAAATGCAGGATGGTGATGATTGGCTTCTTGGCTTCTGCATTCAGAAGGTAGAAAACAGCATCAAAAATGAATGCAATGTTTCAAGTGTTCCTTGCGGATTGAAGAAAGTTGCTTCACAGATGGTGGTTGGCGAATTTTTATTTGCAAAGAAAGGGATTGGACAATTACAGGGGTTGGAGATTGACATTGATGCAGCAGTCAAGCAAATTCAGGAAGGTGATACCAATGTTACTTTTGCTTTTGGTAATGGAAGCATGACACCTGAACAAAGACTGGATATGTTGATTGCTTATTTGATGACAAATGGTAAAAGTCAATTTGTCCATTACAGGCGGTTAAGATGGTAAGAAAAGCAATTGAAAGTCTGTACAGAGATAAATGTTCCATTGTGGAATACAGGTCATACAAGAAAGCAAACAAATCCACTGGACAAAAAGAATTTACCGTTATTGAAAACCAACCCTGTAAATTGTCCTTTTCTACTGTTAAGAGCAACACAGAAACCGCAAGTGCTGAAATGGTTACACAGGTGGTGAAGTTATTTATTGCCCCTGAAATCGTAATAAAACCAGGTTCAAAGATTGTTGTTGAGCATCAAGGTAGGATAACTGAATATAAAAACAGCGGTCAACCTGGGATATATCCTTCACACCAAGAAGTGGTTCTTGAATTGTTTGATGGGTGGTCATAATGGCAAGAAGTGTGAAAGCTAACATCAAAGGTCTTGAACAGTTCAGGGATAAGTTAAAGCAGTTAAGTGATGAACAAATTCAAATCTTCATTGAACAGACTGCAAAGGAACTTGCTGCAAGGCTTCTTGCCAAAGTCATCAAAAGAACACCTGTTGGTGAATACGGAAAATCAATTATGCGTGATGAAACAGGTGAAGCTGTTCGATACAAAAGCGGAAAGAACAAAGGCAAGGTTAAAAGGCAAGTGGTCAAAAAAGGCGGTACATTGCGAAGGGGTTGGACATCCAAAACCGAAGCAGAAGCTGCAAACGGAAGCGGTAAAGGTACTGATGCAGTCATATATGCCAATTCACTTGCTATTAAGAAGATTGGTAGTGATTATGTCATTGAAGTCATCAATCCTGTTCATTATGCATCATATGTTGAATTTGGTCACAGAACTGCAAATCACAAGGGGTGGGTTGAAGGAAAATTCATGCTGACTATTTCAGAACAAGAACTTGAAGCTGATGCACCAAGAGTAATTGAAAACAAATTGATTAAGTACCTGGGGGAAGTGTTCAAATGATAAACAAAATTATTGATGGTATATGTGAAAAATTAAATGAATCATTTGGGGATGGGTATGAAATCTATACTGAATTGAAGAACCAGGGTTTGAAAGAACCCTGTTTTTCTGTTATGTGTGTGAATCCCATCAATAATCAGGTTATTGGAAACAGGTATTTCCGAAACAACTTATTTTCCATCCTGTACTTCCCTGCATCCAAAGAACCAAAAGCTGAATGTAATACGGTTCTTGAAAAGCTATATCTTGCATTGGAAACTATCAAAATCAAGGAAACACTTCCTGATGAATCCATCAAGGAAAGCTTGGTCAGGGGTACAAACATGCGTGGTGAATTGGTGGATGGTGTTCTGAACTTCCTTGTGAACTTCAACTTGTTTGTTTATAAGGTTGAAGATGCAGACCTGATGGAAGAAGTAATTCAAAAATCGGATTTGAGATAATGAAAGGATGGTGTGGAATGGCAAAAGAAGTCAAAGAAACAAAGAAAGCTGATAATTTTGAAGTTAAGTTTTCAAAAGAACAGCTTGTCAAGTCCAAAAAGTTCAGCGGTCATAAAGACTTGTTGAACACTATCCTGGAAGATGATGAAGAATACACACTTGAAGAAGTGGTTTCCAGGGTAGAAAAATATATGAAAGGTAAGGTGAAATAATATGGCACTGGGCGGTGGTACTTTTGTAACACAGAACAAGATTCTTCCTGGCAGCTATATCAATGTAATCAGTGCAGCTTCCGCAAGTGCAGAACTGTCTGACAGGGGTATTGTTGCTGTTCCCCTAAATTTGAAGTGGGGTCAGGAAGGAAGTGTCATCACAGTGGAAAAAGGTGATTTCCAAAAGAACTGCTTCAAGTTATTTGGTTATTCTTACACTGATGATGAAATGAAGCCTTTGCGTGAAATCTTCATGAATGCGGTCAAGGTGTTTGTATATAGACTTGGAACAGGTGTGAAGGCACAAAACACATATGCAACCGCAAAACATGCAGGTTCAAGGGGTAATTCAATAAAGGTTGTTATTTCAACCAATGTTGATGATGCAACCAAATCTGATGTAAAGACATATGTTGGTGGTCAGCTTGTTGACCTTCAAACAGTTTTGACATCAGGAAAGACAACTGCACTTGCTGACAATGATTTTGTTGTTTGGAAGGATGATGTTGCACTTTCCAACACAGCAGGAACAGCACTTACAGGCGGTAAAGATGCAACAGTTACTGGTTCAGACCATTCAACAGCATTGGGTGCTTTGGAAGCTTATGCCTTCAATGTGCTGATTTGTGATTCCAGTGATAGCACAACCAAGGGATTGTACTTCAATTTCACAAAGCGTATGCGTGATGAAATCGGTGTTAAATTCCAGTGTGTCATTCACAAGTACACAACTGCTGACTATGAAGGTGTTGTTTCAGTTGAGAACAACACAGGCACTGAAATGGTGTACTGGGTTGGTGGTGCTTTGGCAGGATGTGCAATCAATAAGTCCTTAACCAACAGGCAGTACAATGGTGAATACACAGTTGATGTGGACTATACACAGACTGAACTTGAAGCTGCCCTGCTTGCAGGAAAGTTCATATTCCATGCGGTGGGCGATTCGGTCAGAGTGCTTGAAGATATCAACTGCCTTGTCACCACAACTGCTGAAAAAGGTGATGTTTTCAAAGACAATCAGACCATCAGGGTTATTGACCAAATTGCAAATGACATTGCAACCTTGTTCAATACAAAGTACCTTGGTGTTGTTCCAAATGATGCATCAGGTAGAATCAGCCTTTGGGCAGATATCGTGAAGCATCATGAACAGTTGCAGACTATCAGAGCAATTGAAAATTTCAGTGATTCTGATGTGTCTGTCACACAGGGAAATACAAAGAAATCAGTGGTGGTCAATGATGTTGTGACCATTGTGAACACAATGACACAGCTTTATATGACCTGCATTGTGCAGTAAGGAAAGGGGTGTAATTTGCAATGCTTAACAACATAGTTATGAAAGGCAAGGATGCGATTTCCGCAAAGCTTGCTGAATGCTTTGTTACTATTGAAGGTAATAGATACAACTTCATGCAGATGATAAATTTTGAAGCTTCCTTTGAAAAAACCAAGACAGAAGTTCCTGTGCTTGGTAAGACAGGTATTGGTAATAAGGCAACTGGTTGGAAAGGAACTTTTTCAGCAACAGCACATTATAACCAGTCAATTTTCAGAACCCTTCTGCAAAAGTACAAAGACACTGGTGAAGATGTGTATTTTGAAATTCAGGTCACAAATGATGACCCAACAAGTGCAGCAGGAAGGCAGACAATTGTTTTCATGGACTGCAACACAGATGGTGGCATACTTGCAAAGTTTGATGCCGATGGTGAATACCTTGATGAAGATATTAACGGAACATTTGAGGACTTCAAGATGCCTGAAAGCTTTAATTTACTTGCAGGGATGTTATAATTCATAAGTATATTATCCCTGGATAGTTCGGTCTTGTGCGAACATCCAGGGATATTTTTATTTTTGAGAAAAGAAAGGTGGATACTATGTCAAATTTAAGTTTGTTTTTGAAGAAAAACAAGATTCAAAAAGAGAATAC